CGTCCTACTACACTAAAGTTTACCATGCCTGGACGTTCTTCAATGTGATTGCCTGTGCGTATAGTAAATTTACTTTCGTACTCGCAACTGATTAAAAATGTTCTTGCTAGTGCAGGTAGTGTCCAATCACTTGTTCTTATATTTTGATCGCCTTCGTAAACATCACACCCCGAACAGTTGTAAACACGTTTACACAAATTGTAAGTTCCTTTACCAATCTGTTCAACTGTTTTAACTTTGTCACTCCCAGTAACTAGATATACTTCATTCTCTAAACAGAACGTATTAAAGAACATTTTGAATTCAAGATCAATAATACCCCGACTTGGTGTTAGTGTCCCGTCAACATCAAATATAAACTTATTGATCATTGTGATAACTCATAAGACAAATTGCTTCTTCGTGATCTTTAATATATTCATCGAATAACACAGTGTGGCAGTCTTCTAAAAGAGCAAACCGATCAACTGCCCTATATTCTAATTCACCTTGTGTTGTTATACTAAGTATTACTAGGAACCACATTATTTTTCACTCTCTGCTACTCGTTTGCGCAAATCACTTGAACTAAACCTGTGGTCACGCTTGTTAAAATGTAAGTCTATATCGCGTCGTCTACAGATATCTTTTCCTGTAAAGTCTTTGTCACGATACTCCTCCCCTAATATTCTAACATGAATATTGTACATTGTCAAGACATCTTCTAGGTCTTGTTCTGTACCGTAAGGAATAATTTCATCTACGTAACTTACTGCTTTTAGTTGAGTGTAACGCTCTACAACAGTTTGTATAGGGGCGTTCTTTTCCGGTCGATCATTACTAGGATCTACTTGCAATCCACAGATTAAATAATCGCATTGTTCTTTTGCTTCACGTAACATTTGTACATGTCCTGCATGTAATAAGTCAAATGTACTGCAAGTAAATCCTACTATCATTTGTGATTCCTCTTGCCATCAAATACGCATATAAATTCTAAGAAAAAGTCACCAGTGTTGTGTACTTTGTGAAATACATTATCTTGAATTAAAATAGTGTCGCCTGCTTTAACATCGATTATTCTATGATCTAATTCTATTTGACCATTGCCTCGAACAAAGATATAAACTTCTTCTTGTCCAGCGTGTCGATGACCTGACGTACTCATACTAGCACGTAACTTTGTACTACTTACTACAAGGTTGTTTAGCTCAGTATTGTCTTTAACAACATACCGGTCGTCTTCTTTAACAACTTCACCGCCGATATCCCAAATAATATCATTCATACATTAACTCCTTTAACTCTCTAAGCTTTTCCATAAGCTCTTCAATAGTATTTAGGTCCTGTTCGTTCTCCGTATCAATTTCTATCTCTAGTTTAATCTTCATTTTACTCTCCGAAGTCAAACAAACTTGAGAATGTTGTGTCTTGCTTAGTATCCTCTAATGGATAGTTAAGCACTCCGATCAAGTTGTCTAACTTATTATCAATAATAGTCTCTGCCATAGCTGCATCATCGAACGGAAGTTCTTTGAACCATTCTGGCAAACGCATTTGATCCGTTGGATACGCAACACTTGTGTATCCTAGTGGATTCTGCTTTAGTTTACAAACAATGACCTTCATACCGTCTACAACTTCTTCGCTGTACTTGTCACCATTCATACGTTTTAGTGTGTTCCAGTTAATACTTGCTCGAACATGCCCAGGCATGTTAGCTTTACCTTGCTTTTCTTCTAAGCGTCGATAGTGTCCAACTTTGTTTGCACGTTTAGGAGATCCTTTCTCCCAACCAGGTCTTGCACTAAACTCCTTGCGGAACTCTGTAATACGCTCAAGTACATCAGTACGCGGCTTATCAGTAAGTACCATAAGTAATAGCTCGCTTAGGAACTCCTGCATAAACACAGGCGTATCTGACCTACGCAAGTCTAAGCCCATTGCTTTTACTTTACCTTCTTTACCGTCAATGTCTGTTCTAAAGCCTTCGTTGTCAACTACTAATGCTGCATAACGCTTCTTAGTAATGTACAATCCTGACTTTGCAACAATCTCTCGCGCCGCTGCAATAACAGTTGCACGACTCTTTGGACAATGATGCGACTTTGCCATCATGTCAATAAATGTGCTGTCGACTGCACCGCAGATTTGATCATACAATGTAATTGCTTTGTCGGTATCCCATTCAATCTTACCTGATTCGATGTCATCTTTAAGCATAGGATACGCACTAAAGTAACAAGAGTCAGTATCACCGTAAATCATTGCATCACCTACGTGATCATATACGCCAGTAATAACTTTGTTTGCTTCTGCACTCATGTGTTTAACAATAGTACGTCCTGTTAATGTTGTACTTTGTCCAATACGCTTGTCATAAAATCTACATCCTGGATTAAGAATAGCACCATACAAACTGTTCAAGTTAATCTTCTTAACCAACTGTCGCTTATCCCAATACTCAGTCTCGACAGCATTGCTTGCGTCTTTTGCTTTCTTAAGATGCGCCTGCAACTCTTTACGTTCACTATACCAACGCTTTAGGATACCTGGAATAACACCTTCAAATTCTGTAGTAAAGATAGTACCGTTAGCACTAAGCATCCACGGTTGATTGTTATCAAATACTAATTGATAAACTTCCGCGCCACTTAGTACATCACTCCCGCCATCTTCCCAGTCAATTGTAAGTACAACGTCTTTGCGCTGTTCCATAACAGCATCGTATTCTTCTGTTGCAAACTTACCTTCCCAACTGCCAGCAAACGTTTTCTTCTTTAAGAACATGTCTTCATGTACACGAGCATCACTAATCTCAGGACGTATCTGACCTACAATTGTTTCTGGCGCCATATTCAATGCACGAATCACTGAAGGATACAGTGAATTTAAATCCATCGAACATAACCATTTGTGCAATCCTTTCTTGGGATACGCAACGTATGCACCAGCCGCTTGTGTGCTTTCTTCATCACGCTTTTTACGATTAGGTACTTGTAAGCCTCTGTGCCATGCTTCGTTAACAATAGCTTGCTCTGTAACAGCTACAGCACCCATTGTAGTTTGTAGAAGCACTGTGTTGCTGTGTGCTAGTTCGTTGCTTAGATCAATAAAGCGAAGCTTCTTGTCCAACTTGTCAAGTAGTGCAGTATCCTGAATGTTATATTCAATAAACTTGCGGAAGTCGTTGTTGTAAAGTGCGTCAAGTGTTCCTTCATACGGAACTTTGTTCTCACCTACTTCAATCTCACCAATAGCATCTAGTCGATATGTATGACGCTCTTCATAAGTGTACTTACGATATAAGTTCAAACTATCCAAGTGTACACGCCCGACTAAGTCAAACGTTTCACTTTCTTTGCCAAACTTTTCGTACATACGCTTCTTAGGAAGTTGTCCCCACAAGCAGAATCTACGTGTGTCATCTTTGCTTAGTACTCTTGCAGTTCTGTTTACAGTATATGGAATATCATATCCTTCACTGTTCCAACCACTTAGTACGTCACTGTCTTCAATTAATGTTAAGAAAGTGTCGATCATTTCGCTTTCTTTTTCAACCAGCATTACGTTGTCAATGCCTTCAACTTCTTTCCGAGCTTGTTCCATAGTAAGTGTCTTAGGAGGAACAGCAATACACACCATTGTGTCTAACCACTGCAAGTATACACTAATACTTGTAATAGGCATAAACGGATCACTAGGATCAGCAAAGCCTCGCTCTGGATCAAAGTCAGTTTCAATGTCAAAGAAAGCAATGTTTAGTTTAGGAGCATCTTGATTAAGATATTGTTCACTTAAACACTGAAAGATAGGGTTAATGTCGCTCTCAAACAGTTCTTTGTCTCTGTTAATAGCAACTTCTTTGCGGAAGTCTTTTGTGTTTTTACACACAATACGACTCAACGGGTCACCGTACACACTTTTGTACTTGCCCTTTTGATCTTTATAATAAAATGTATATTTTACTGGGTATTCACGGTAAGTTCTCTTACCATCCTTGCGCTCAACTGCCCGAATAATATCGGAATTGCGGTCAAACATTGCGTCTACGTAGCTCATTTATTCTCCTGTTGTTGCTTATGGCCAACTAACCTTAAACCTGCTCTTAAAGTGAGCGACTCTGTGTGTTATATATTATAGCACGAATAGTTGTATTAGAGCAAGTGAATTCATTACTACAAACCAACTGCATAATACAATAACAAATGCTGCTTGTCTAATTATTGCACTAACTACGCCTAATAAACTTCCTGCCAAATACATAGGAACAAATATCTTAGTAGCAGGATCTAAAATAGTAAATGTTAGAACAGCACTTGCACTAATTAACAGTACTGCTTCTATCATCTCGGCATAGAAAGCTACAGGACTTGTCCTGTAACTGTTCTTAAAAAACTCTGCAATTTTACTAATCATATAAATTCTATCCAAGAGTTAATTGTAAATTTATCACCTTTTAATGGCGGATTACCTCGATGAGTATGTGTATAACCTGCAGGACACAATAATAAGCGTCCTTGTACTGAGTTTATTCGCTTGCTTTGATACAGAAATTCAGTTTCGCCACCTTCTTCAATTGTAGTTAAGTACAATTGACAAAAAATAGCTCTACTTGCAACACTAACACCACCATGCTCACAATGCCATACATGGTATCCACCAGTTCTTGGAGTTTTCTGAAGCTGCACATTATGATTCATGGTAAGATTCATCTTGTCTAAAATTCCAAATTTACTTGCATACTGAGTATAACAGTTTGCACTTGCATTATGAAACTCGTGTAGGATTTCTCCAGTTACGTCAAATCTCTGGATATTTGGATTATCAGTTAAGAATGAAATACCGCCTGATTTTTTAAGTGGATCTGCATCTTCAGCTTCTTGCCTTGAATATGCTCTTCGTGTATGTTCTAAAGCAGTATAATGTGCAATAGCCTGCTCACAAAATTCAGGAGAGACTACATTATCATATACTTCAATAAAGTCCTCAAACTTTTCCATATCGGTTTCGATCATTTATCAATGCCAACTGTTGCTACAAGTGTTTCGAGATCGTCATATGCATCTGCATGTTTATCCCAATCACGTTTTAGTCCAATTTTAATTGCTTTGTTAATTAGAGAAGCCTTAATGTCAAGTTCTTCTGCTACTGCTTTAACAGTGTCTTTAAGACCACCTTGCAAGTCTTCAATCTCTTGCATTACTGTTACGCCTTCTTGGACTAGACGCTCAAGTTTTGCCTTTTCTTCTGCACCGTAGGTACGATCGCTCATAGATATCTCCTTGTTAAGTTGTAATGTTAATAATATTATAGCGTACATCGTGAAAAAAGTCAAGCAAAAACTTGACTTTATTTCGATTTATTTGTGTAGGGTTACTTTTTAGCGTTTAATTTACGTAAAAGCATTTCTTTGATTGATTCTGTTTCGAAGTTCAGCTGCTTCTTGTGCTTATCTTTACGCATGGGTTGCTTCTTCTTGTTTTGATCTGCATGTACACCGGAACCACTTGATTGTGCATGCGATGCAACAGGATTTCTAGTCTTTGGCATCTTTGGCTTAGGAGCTTCGTCGATACCTTCGTTCCACTTTGCCAACCAAGTTTCGAAACGCTGTGTTTTTTTAGCATCTCCGGCAATTTGTTGTAGTGCAACACTATGCTTTTTAAGAAACGCTGACAATTGTTGCTTTGATCCTTTAGGAGCATTTGAAACAACCGTAGCTGGTGACTTTATAGTGGCAGTGTCAGCATCTTTGTCTTTGCTGGCGCCTGCCATCTTTGTAAATAATGCTTTTTTGTTGAATGTGCCTTTATCGAAACCATCCGCAAAGTCTTCTTCGACATCAGCTTCACCTACTAGCTTATCTACATGTGGGTGTTTTCCACGTGCTTTTGCTTTAGGCATTGGATCTTTGCCTTTAAGTTGTCCAGCACTTCCAGTTTTTTGTGATTCGTTTAATGTAACTCCTGCTAGTGCAGCAAAGTCACTTAGACTATAATCACCTTCAACTGGCATAGTACCTTCTGCAATTTCCACACTTTCCTGTAGGAAGTTTTCTTCGGTTTGCACACTTTCCTGCGGCACGCCGCCAACAGACTCACTTAGTCTGCGTAAGTCTTCAGCTCGATCACTTGGATCTAAGTCAAATAGTTTTTGTTGTAGTGCTGCAAAGTCCATATTAGTCTTCCCAAATCTTTGCTAGTCGGTCACCCATTGCTCTAATCTTCTCAGCTTCACTTGCGTTACCGTTTTGTTCTACTGGAGCAGTTTGAGAATTTACTAGCGGCGCTGCTATAGTGTTTGACTGCATTACAGTCTTTTCACGATTACCGTCTGCTGCACTAAAAATATCATCTGTAGTTACTGGCTTATACATATTACTTTCCTCCTCCGCCACTGCTACCAGTGTTTGGAGTAATTTTTTGTGCTTTTAAGGGCGATGCGCTAATATCTTTCGCTACTATAGTTGACGCTTTTAGTTTCTTATCTGCTGATTTTTTGATTGCGGCAAATTTATCTGCTTGTGCTTTTC